TAACTCTGATGATAATGATCGTATAATGGGGGATATTATAAACAGGTACGACAATAACGGTCTTAAAAGGCTCAATGATAAAACATTCTCAGAAACACCAATAAATCTTGTAGAACTAAATAACTACTACCCTAATGCTTTAAAGGATGGTGTTGAAATTGTTTGATCCGAAACCGCAAACGGAATGTATGTATACTGGTATTGGCACTGTGATAAACTATCATGTTAAAATGAGTCAATATAGGACTATACAATTCTTGCGTGATGCTAATATTAAGGTCTGCTATGTACAAGCAGACCTTGCATCAGACGCAGCTAATATAGCTAAGAAGCTTACCCAGATATCAATGATAAAAAATATCAGCATAATTGATTTTGATCAGTTTATGTATGATAATGCAAATATTAAAGATAATGGTATGATCTATACATTATTGAATAATAGGTCTAGTATGGAATCATATCTACGTACTAAATTTTTTGATTACCTTAAAGACCTTGATTTAATCAACAAACAGGCTATAGTATATGGGTCTACTGTAAAGTATTTGTTTGGTCCAGGAATGTATGGTAAGGTTGGTTTGACTATGTCAATACCTGAATTTATGGAGCAGTCATCATTATTTATCGTGGACTATTATGATGGTAACTTCATTAAGAGGATATACCATGATTTCACTATGAGCCTGTGTGAAAGACGTATGCGTAATATGATTAACATGGGTAATAATGATGATCTAATTAAGGCTGAACACGATTTGGATTGTGGCAGAAGCTTTGTAAATCTTATGTTATGAGGTAAACCAATATGGCTGATATGGCTAGTACATCAAGTTCAACAACAAGCTCCCAGAATACTAAAAAGCAAGAGCCAAACCTTGAACCGCATATGTACAGATATAAGGTGAAAACGTTCACCATAGAAACCAATAATGACCCAGACTACAAGGATCAAAACTACCTTATAGAACTAAATCCTGTAGCTATAAGAACCATAAAAATTGTACAGGATTTTGATAATGATATCCATCCAATTATGGAAATTACAGTAGTATTACCTCCACCAGTTATAGATTATATTGACGTCCATATGAATGAGATCAAGTTCATATTACGTATAGATATGATAGATTTTATATCACCCACCAATGATCAAGCAGGTGGTTCTGATAATGACTATGCTGAAAATGGTGTTGATATACTATGTAATGATAAATTTATAACTGTTATGCCAGATGCAATGAAGATGCCTAACCTGAATGAATATCGTCTAGTTAGTGATGTGCTTAGTGCTACCAACAATGCTAAGGATACTAAAAACTTATTGGCTGCAGGAGGCAACGTTGCCAACTACACCATGGAACGTAATTACTTTTTATGGAATGAGCACGATCTGTATGTAACACGTAAGCAGGTAAACGTTGTATATAGCTCAATCACTGTAGGTGATGCTGCATCATCCATGTTAAGCGACAACGGGTTTAAGAAGGTATTAATTGCCCAAGCATCTAATAATGAAAGATTTGGACAGCTTATAATACCGCCAATGTCCATGATGAACGTATTCAGGTTCTTACAGAACCAATACGGTATGTATAATACAGACGTTATATTCTTCACAGATATATGGCGTACATATGTTATTGACAGATCTGGTGAATGTACTGCACATGAAGATGGTGAATACACCCGTACTATATTTTCATTTGTATCATCTGCATCTGATTATTCCCGTGATACTGGCACTTCTGAGCTAGTTGAGAAGAAAGAATATCACGTAACAACAGACATAGGTAATGTGGCTACACGATCCCTTTCATCTGTTCATGATGTTATACAAGGAAACACATCTATGTATATAGATAGCCGCAATAATGAAGTTACTACTGTTAAAGGTGCAAGTGAACAACGTGGTGAAGGATGTGTAAATGTTACTACAGATCGTGAAGGTACATCATTCACTAAAAAGCAACAGGCTAATGCAGTTGCTGAATTAGGTCTGAATATGAAGATATCAGGTCTTAAAGCATACAATTATTTTTCATTATCCCCTAATAAATCCTTTATCATGAACTTCAAGGATAAGGACTTCTACCAATATAATGGATACTATCGTTTGATGAACTGTACCCATATATTAACCCGTGAAGGTGGCGGCGACCAAATGAATATCATGCTTTTAGGTATGGAGCTTACCCGTAAGAAAGCATTATCTGAGGATGAACGTAAGACCATAGAATATGATGTATTCAGAACCGCACAAGTAACGGAGGAAGGCAAGGATGAAGCCAAGAAGAACGGTGAAGAGAACAGGACTGAGGATCCATCGTATAAACAATCGGAAAGTAATAAGATCGATGAGGGAAAGAAGGATGCACCTAAAGCAGATACGTCAGCAAAACAACCAGGTGCTATTAGCGATGTTAGTCAGAAACCCCAGGGTATACCAGCTCTCACACAGAAGGAGTTGGGTGATTTAGATCTATACGCTCAACCATCTAAAGCTCAACCGTTCAATCCTGATACTGATAAAAACTATAAATCACAGGAAAACAAACGCGCTGAGACAACTAGCAAAGAACCCGTAAACAAGGGTGGAGGAATGAAACAACCGACACCGTTGGATCAAAAGTAAAAGCATAGAGGGATTACCCTCTATGCTTTATTAACCGTTTAACTGCTTATCAAGCTTCTCATTATCATTCAGTGTTGCTGCTTTCTTATTAGCTTTAGACACTTTTTCCTTATTTTCAGCATTCGATATAGCAAGGTTTTTCTTCTCCTCATCAGCTTTCATCTTATTAAGGAAACCGTGGTCATCTGCCAATTTATATAGGTGCTTTAATGCATGGATTGAAGCAAAGTAGAACTCTTCAGCTACTGTCATTTGGGCTGTTTGCAATGTTAATAGTATTTCACCATATGCTTTGACCTTCTCAAATAATCTAGTACCAGTATGGTTTTCACCACCCTGTTGAACTGTACCAAGACCATTAGCATCTTTATACTCAACATCGCCAGTTTTAGCTTTAGAGTCAGATCTGGAATCAGTTCCTGATGGAATAGTTGTAATCTTTTCTAATATAGCATTATATGATTCCATTGCTGACTTATTGTCTACATATTCAACCATCTTATCTGTCATAAAGTCTTTTTCAACCCTATCCATAGAACCATTGATTTTACTCAGCTGGTCACGTATATTATGGGCTGTTTTATCTTTATATGACTTTAGATATACATAGCACCATTCTGCCTTTTTCTTACAATCATTTTTACCCTCAAACACTTTCATCTTAGCTTCACTGGTTGTATTACCACGGAAGAAGTTTTTAGCAGCCTCTTTAAATCCGTCTTTTGGTCCTTTACACCTTATAACTTTAGTAAAGTGCTTATCTATAAACTCTTCGCGTGTACCAGGTTCCATCATCCATTGTCTAAGTGTACTGTTTTTAGGATCAATCTCTGGACAACCAAAGATACTGTATATTGTATTATTAAGGCGCTCTTCAGGATAATCAAATAAGGTAACTGATGCACCATCCCAAAAATCATCATCAACACCTTTTAACCAATGTAACCGTTCTCGTATAAACTTATCATTTAACTTAAACAGCTCGTCCACCTTATCCATAAATTTACGTAGTAACAGTTTAATTTTCTGCTTCATTATTGAAAAATACTGTTGCATTCTACGTATAAACGCTTGTCCTTTTGTTAATGGCTTACTACCATCTGGATTTGTTGCCTTGCTTGTAATACCTTTCCACATAGACTTTAGTTTACCATCATGTTTTGCATAAGTAGCATCACCAGCTAATCCATCAGCTTCCAATATAGCATTATTGAAAACTTCCATCACACATTGATGATCATATGTAATGAGTTCATATTCCATAGATTCCAATATATTGAAGTAAGTTGGATTATAGAAGTCTGGCGATATAGAAGTGATATAGTTCATACTATTACCACCTTTCATTACTTAGCCAGCAGATACTGTTCAGCTTGTGGAAGGAAGCTAGTAATAGCTTGATCTATACGATTTATATATGTAGCATACTCATTGGACATCTTAGTCAGATGATCTCCAAGACATGATGCTATTGTTACAAGGTATTCATATACTTTTTGGTCTTGTGGATTAATAGTTTTGGTAGATGTCTTATATGATCCACCAATAACATGACTAGCTACAGTTACATGGTTTATAGCATCTATTACCTTATTCTTGTAGTTATCAAGATTTTTACTTGCTGATTGCTTAATATTAAAAAGTTGACGCATATCTTTAATGGTTAGAACAGATAGCTTAGTACCATTCAGATATGACTGTGTCTCATTAGCTAGTTGGTCTCTAATCTTTTTAGCATCATACTCTTCATTATCGTCAATGCCAGTTTTACGGATATTATCTACCATTTTATCAAGACTGGTTGGAAATGTTGCTACATCAAGTTCATTAAAATAGATGAACCCAAAGTCTGTAGGTTCTGGCAACTCCATACTGAAGTCAGCTAATGCAGCACATTTGGCGGTATCACGCAATAAAGTATTCATAGCTTCATCACCATACCTGCCTTTCATATTTAGCTTTTTAGCTAACCAATCGATCCAGCGTCGGAATAATACAATAACCTTTGCCTTAAACTCCTTAAGGAACTTAATAATTTTATCCTTCCATTCAGAGAATGCTTCAGTTACTATATTTGCACTATCGCCATATTCGGCAATCACATCTATCATATATTTAGTAGCACCCATTGATTCTGTCAAAAGTGCTTTGTTACATTCAACTGCTTCAGTGTAGAAATCTACAGTAGGTTCAGGTTCAACCGTTAAGTAGTTTTCAGACACGATGTTATTATCATATAGAAACATAGCGCTATGATCCTCACTTTCGTGTGATTTAACATGTTACATGTATGTCCACTTCACTAATATATAATATTAGCCACAAAAATATAATTATATATAATACCAATACATCCAATGCATACAATGGATGTTATGAAAGGGTGATATAATGTTAATACATCAAATAGATGTGTTAGAATCATGTGAAGCCCCACTTATAGATACAGAAAGATATCTTAGGGAGACATGTAAAGAATATTATATAGATTACGATACATGTGAATGTAAAGCTAGACCTGTAACTGAAGGGCTAGTGTCTGGTTTAGTAAATCTAATTAAAACCATATTTCAAAAGGCTATAGCATTCCTAGTAAAGATATGGAAAGCTATAGTTGATTTTGTTAAGACCATATTCAAGAAAGCCATTGAATTCTTTAAAAGGCTACTAGGGATTAAGACTAATAAGAAGGTTGAAATGAAGGTTGGCCTGATAATGGATCCTCTTAAACCTCCTCAAATAGTTAAGACCAGTTCCCCTCAAGAATCCCAAGGACTGTTCAAAAAGGCATTTCAAGCTATCAATCAGCTTATTCAGAAGACATCCCAACAAAATATATCGTTAACCAAACGGTATGAAAGTAAGGTTGTAAGCAGTACACATGAGTCATATATTCCACAATCACCAATTGATTTTACTGTAGCAACTGAAAAAGAGGTCCACAATAAACAAACATGGGAAGATGATACAAAAACTAGTGAATACATCAAAAATAAATCAACTACTTCAGCAGCAGATATGCTATCACAAGTATTGCCAGATGATTTAGATCAAAGCATAAAAGATAGAATCATTAAAATGTATTCAGCTACATCATACCAAGGTTCTACACTATCAGAACATATATCTGTTCAAAATATCAATTTTATTGATATGAAGAGGGCAAAAGAGATTGTTGTTGCTGAAAATCTGAATACCATGCTTTTAGATCTATTAAACTTCTCATATGCTAAATATTATGAGAAGTATACTAAAAAGTTAACTGATGCTGAATTTGCTAAACAAGGTGGTTACCAAACTACCCTGAATGAATACGTTAATTGGGGTAAACAGTTAGAAGAAATGAAGCAATTGGGTATAGATCCTGCTGATATAAATCAATATGTAGCAGGGCAATTCTTCCCAGATGTTAGTGATTGTAATAGTGCTGAAGAAGCGGAATCTAGAATAAGGAAGTGGCTAAAGCTTCGTATCAACTGGAACAATAACATCATTAAGACGTTACAAAATATGATAACAACCAATCAGAAGTTATTAGGATTAACAACTGAAGAGGTTGTTGCATTAACTAAAGATCTTAGTGAAGGGAATATAGATAGTACAAAAGCTATCATTGAAAAGAATAAGGATACTATAATATCTGAAGATCATACATTAATAGATGGTAAAAAGATAGGTCTTGGATGTATAATTATATCTGATGCAATAGCCGATGACTCATTGAAAAATGATGAGAAGTCATCGGATCCTAAAGAGATACATAATAGGATATCGCATAGAGGATGGTATTATGAGGTTTCCAACTTCTGGTTAACTGATACACCAATTACATACATGACTAAATATGATTGCACAATAGTTGGTCATGGTGGAAGTATGGGTGATGAAGTATTCCAAACTGATAAAGATGAAAAAGTTATAAAAGATAAGAACGGTGATCCAATAATAGAAAGTGGTGGATGGATTGTTGAGAAAGTCAAAACACCAAAAGGACATTATTGTGAGACTGTTTATAAAGACGGTAAAACCGAATATATACGTATGAATGATTTGATTAGGGAGTTAATTCTAGAAGGGTTTAAGAGGATAAACGTGGTATCATGTAATCCTGGTGGATTTAAACTACCACCATCAATCCAGAACAGTAAAAAGGTACTAGTACGTATGTCACTTACCAGCACATTAATATCATAGAGGTATTGTATCATGTCTAAATTTATGAAGGTATACACACCTGCTGAAGAGGGATTAATAACTAAAGGGTTAAGCATTACACAGGATGTTATAAAGAGTGGTACAAATATGGCAATGGGTGATACTGCAGATAAACGGGATAAACCTGTAAAAGTAGCAATTATTGCTGAAGTTAATTATACCAATAAAGATTGGGATAAACCTGTTTTCTGTTGGAATGATGAAGACCTTAAGTATGTATTAGTGCCATATGGATTATGCAGACAGTATTCCCAAATAAAATATAACCAACAGAAGAAAGCAGTTATTATGTCATCCGGATTCTGGAATGAACATGCAGATGATAAGATATTACTGTTTAAGGTTGACAGAGCTAAATGTAATCGTCAGAAGACAATTATATCGTTACAAACTGTTGTTGCACGATTATATACTACTAAAAAAGCAAACCTAAAGACCAAAAAGCAAACATTGACAATACGTCAAATTATTAAACAAACTGGTTTAAAATCAATGACTATTAATGGTGATGAATTAAAGTAACGATATAAATAATAGATACAACCCAAATTCAATTGGGTTGTATCTATATTATTCAACTTGAGCATATTGTTTTTGGCATAGATAGATGATATCACCCTGATTAGAACAGAGTGTCAGCGTCAGCTTCACCGGTTTCTTCGCAATCCGGTACATATTTTTCAATTATGGCCATAACAGATTCCATTGATTCACCAATGTATTCACTGTCATCGTCATGCACATTATCGTCAATCAACTGTCCTACATCAGCAGCAGAATCATCGATATCAGATTCAGGAATGCTGTCAATAAGACCGCTTACCTCATCATCATCAAGTGCTGCGTCTTTAAACTGATCTTCAGCATCAGGTGCTGTTATATCCACATCGATCGGTACTTCCTTAGGATCCAGTTCTTCCAATATAACATCACGAATCATTGCTGATTCGGTATGTACAGCCAGAAGATTACCGAAACCATCTTTGGCGTTTACCTCACGAAGCTTCTCCCTCATTAATTTAAGAGCCACTTGTTTAAGGTACCTCCTTTACTCTAGTCTGCAGTATTTATATAATTACTGTGGATTACTGTAATGTTTCCTGTGTTGGACTATATTACACCCACTATATACTAATGTAACATACAAACTTCCATACACTAGGAGGTGTAAAAAAGACATGCGTAAGGTAGTAAAACGCAAGAAGATTACTATAGCCACTTCTGGCAAACTAGCACTAAAAGGAGGTATACGTGGACCAGTAGATATTCCATATATGGAGACCATAGATAATATCGGTCGTATGATCGTAGCCGGTTATAAGATCTATGAACATCTGTCCGACGGTACCAAAGTACAGCTTACAGTCCAGAACTTCAAGAAGGAAAATGGAACTAATGACATGCAGACAAAGGTGGAAGCTGTTAAATCTGCAAAAGAATTACGTGAACCGATGAGTAAATTGCGTCAGCAACAGAACAACAGTCCAACTGTTGAAACCATCGATATCTTTAGACCACGCAAATAAAAAATAGACCTATGGGGTTATTCCCATAGGTCTATTTCTGCCTTTCTTGTGGTACGATTTTATCTAAGCCCAATGAGCTTAATCCTCATCGCACCCAATGCAATATGTCTCGTTGTCGTCTAAGAGATCTCTCAGATCATCTTCGTCGTCATCATAATATTTATACATACGCATTGAGATCACCACCGTTCTTATCACAGATTGACATGCCAGATTGTCTACTGCAATAATATCCATCTAAATATATGGACTTTACGGTACGCGTCATTCACTATAATTTGTGTATGGCTCAACTGGGATAGATTCACTAAACAGATAATCGTATGTACTCTTCTCGCACTTGATATTAGTATTTGGGTTTGTAACCTGCTTACCAAGATCCTGGAAAGATAATGACACTGTTAAGCTTGGATTATTAAGTAATGCTGAGCTTACAGTTAGGATCTGATAGTCATGGAGTTTGGTCTCATTATCAAACCGTGGACGGATAAGCACATTATCAATATCCTTAATGATTGTACGTATGATACATTCTGCATGTACCAGATCTAACTTATGCCCACACTCTATAAGTAGATCACTCATCTTATTAACAAGCTGGTCTATATCCTCACAGTTATAATGATCCTTACGATCTAACAACCGCATTATGTTCTTAAGCGGCTTTGTAAGTTCATTATTCTCAATGATTATTATAGCCAAATATGTTTCATCATCTGCTAATTCATTAATGCACAATTCAACACCGTCAAAGTCCTTATTACGAGGTGCCTTAAACATCTTTAATACATCCTCATATAAGTACATTGTCTGAGTCTTATTTAACTCTTTGATCTCTATGGTTTCCTTGGTTTTCTTGTTATACAGGAAGAAGCGCTCAATAAAATAGTTAAAGTCGCCTTCTTCTTTAGCATTGAACTCAAAGATGTCATCATTTAATATTCTGACATACCAATCATCAAAGTTCTCATTACTATCCATATCAACCTTAAACTTACAGCTATCCAGTTTGAAGAAATCATAGAATCTGTCACAGAACAAGATCTCTTCACTATTGGTAGTTAACAGATGTTTGGTCGATAGTATATTCTGAGATAAGGTATTATTAAGTTTAGCTGCTGCAAAACATCCAATACTGAACTCCTGCTCAGCATTGGTATATGCTAGATCACCATAACATATTGGACATACACCATCTTCACATGTACATGTTATTGGTGACCTAAGGAATATCAGTTTACCTATAAGCCATTTATCATATTTAGCATTAACACAACGCAATTCAATCATTGTTGATTCAAGATAGTAATATCGTCTATTGATCTTCTTGAGCTGTTCTTCACCAGCTACAAAGTACAAAATAGGTCTTTTGGTATTGCAACCATGAATATGATCTTGATCTATATGATGTGTTGCTACATCATGGCAAAACTGCTGTGATAAATGTACTGTAGATGATACCATCATACACTTGGTACTAAAATGCCCACTTGTTCCCATCGAACTTTTATTAAGTCGGTATCTTCAGATAGGGTCGTTAATCCTATCCCGTTACTGTTGTAACTGCTGCATGTCGCCATGCAGACGAGACTATATCTTCACCCATACACCTATATGTATGGGGCTTACCATTTCGATTTAAGGGGTTCTCACCCACCCACTTGGGCCCTACGGCTGTTGCCAGATTTTTATAGAGCATGGCTAAAGCCTAGTCGTTGAACCCACTATCTATAGATAGTTTGGCTGCTGATTGCCTCCTTGGAGGGTTCCCAGCAATTTGTGTAAGATTCACGCTACCATTACTGATAACGTGCACTGATTCTTAATGATGCTCTTGCGCCCAGCTTGGGCATCTATGTAATAATTGGTTACATTATTAAGTCCATGCATGAGGAAGTTTGAATTGATAGGTTCTGGTAATGTATTACCATTGATATCAGGTTTAAGGCCGCCTATGATTGCAAACTCTGAAAGCTGCTTATCTTTAATACCTGCACCTGCATGTAGCATTGGATATAAACACATATCAGGTTCATGCTTCAGAATATCTATCAATTCATTCATAAGATCATGCTGGATCTTTTCTATCTCCTTTGGTTGTAAACCTTCTGGAAGTTGGGTTCTAAATATTTCATTAACCCTTGGGTTCTTCTTAGCCACATTGATGAACGATTCAATATTCATACTCATAGCCATAATGACATTAAAGTCGTTTGATATACGGACACTATCAGCTATGATCTTCTCTATGATTATATTCATCTGGGCATTAGAAAACTGCTTACGATATGGATCAATGATAAATGTATTGATCCAGTTATCCCTGTACTTCTGGGTAAAATTGCGACAATCCATAATATGTTGGGGACCAAGGTCTTCAACTTTGTCCATGATGATAAATGGACGCCAATGAATCATGTTTACTATCATATGGCGTACTTCCATTTCACGGACTGGTTCTTTAGGATTGTCAGTAAATTTAAAGTGTATGGGATGCTTACGTACTTCAGGACGCTCAAACCCTTGCTTCATATAATTATATAGTTTCTTGAAATACATGGCATAGTTTTCAAGGTCTGCTAAGAGCATATCATGTACAAGGAATACCTGTGAATCAAGGAAGTCACAAAATTCATTATAGTCTATCTCTCCCAATGCAGTTTCCTTACTTCGTGTGACACGAAAGTCCTCATCTTGCATATTACACATCCCCTTTCTAGTTATGCGATACATATAATATTGTGACATACAATATGCTGGACTATGATATATATGCAAGTGTGTTAGTTGATATATTGGCTGTTAAACCAAAAAAGATGACCCCATCCACAAAGGCCATCTTTTTTGGACGTATCATCGGAGTTAGCACCGATAGATAGGATTATGAGTCCTGTCTGTGACTGCACTCAACGTCCAGAAACACTTGCGATAATCTAAATAAGGAAAGACTGGGTAGAGATTGATTCTTACACCATTATAATATATATTCAATATTAGTGATTTTACGATTTTACATTTTTCATACACCCCATAATTATTATATACTAAAAATACATAATACAGCTATTCCAGTTTAAACGGATATAATGTAGGTAGATACCTTAATATGGTATCTACCTACTTGATTAACTATTTGGGTTGTCCCTTATCCTTACCTCGTAACCATTTATTTTGTACATCAGCAGTCAAGCTTCGTTCAAGTATTCCACCCTTACCATAATAAGTGTAAGGTTCAAGAGCTTTACCCATTTTATGAACTAATTCAACCATGTTATTTATATTGACGAATTTATCATTTTTCATCATCTATACCTCTTAACCACTTATTCTTGGTTACGTATTTATATAAGTCATCAGTCTCTTCATCTAATCTAAATCGTGGATTACGTTTAACAACCCTAAGTGAAGGTGAATTAGCTTTATTCAATATATAGTAAACCTTTTTATAGTCGGTCTCATCTGCAAAGGCCAATGCTTTATCTAACATCAATCCAGCAACACGTTCACCACGCTTATCAGGTTTGACTGCCATAGATACATAAAGACAATCCTTATCAGCGCCCTTATTAAGATGGATAAATCCAATTGGGATACCTGCATCTTTGTGTATGTACCTGAATACAAAATTGGGTTGTTCATCATCTAACCATTTACGGTCATCATCCGATAGACTATACCAAACGGCACGTTCTTCACCTACTGTACCATTATCCTCAAACTCTTTAGCAACTGCTTGAATATCCGGATAATCATCACTGAATGGCTCAATACCAGCTTCCATAGCTAACATGTGACGGACTTCTGGATCATTGATAACAGGATCGTCTGCTACGATAATTACATCCTTTGTAACATCATCCTTTTCCTTCAGATCCTGTACCAATTGATTAAATGCTTTATAATCCTTATCATATATCTTAATATAGTTAAAGGCTTTTTGTGATCGCATCACATCGTCCTTTAATTTTTCCTTAACATGATCAACAGCAACAATCTTGTGATGTGTGTTGTCTGATGCTTTGATTTCAACTTCCAGGTTTAAGCTTTCTATATAGAAGTCTGGTATATAAAAATGCTCAGCATCCTGGAAAATATATGTGTATGTATGAGGTGATGGAGCATTCACATCACTGAACTCAAAGTCTAACACAAGATCTATATACTTAAGGAAATCCAATTCATATGTACCGGTATATGATAATGAACCTGATCCATCTGACCATTGGTATGTACCTGATATTTTACGTGCAGCTAACATCTTGCGTTGCTGTTCAGGATCATCAGTCAAATGGGTCTTACCATATTTACCTATCATACGTTTACGAAATGCTTCTTTATACTTCTGCTTACAAGCCGGATTCTCACAGAACCGCTTGAACTTATTAGTTTTAGGATTCCATAAGGTTTCCTTATGGCATATTACACACCGACCACCACGACCAAACTTAAGTCGGTAGTAATATTCACCACCTGACATACCATCTGGCAATTGGTCTGAGTGATGTGTCTCAATGTGGGAATATACTGCCAGTTTACTGACGTACATTCTCTTACATAGAGGACATCTTACTGGACGAACTCGTTTAGCCACCAGTAATACCTCCTTTAATAAGTGATATGATTACTAGTATGTGCAATTTGGTATAGGGCACAAGTTGTTTGGACAGAACCCTAATACTATATTATATATAAAGGACAGGTGATGCTGCTTTGGCACTAATTGATAAAAACAACCCTGTCAATGAGATGGACTTCAAACTAAATAATTTTAACCAACAGGAGATATATACAGGTGTGATGGCCTATGCACATCGCATTAAGAATCTGCTGTTTATGAAACCAGGGGACTTCCCAACACAGCCTGCGATGGGTATAAATATCCAAAGCTATAGATATCAAGTAATGGATGATCTTATATCTGGTGCATTGAGGGAAGAACTGGCTAATCAGATATCATCATATATAGTTGATATACCCATAGAAAACATCCAGCTTTCTACAGGGTTTTATCAGAATGATTACTTTCTTATCATACAGATATATCTGTATCAGGAACAGTCCGAAATCGTATACGGCATTCAACAGCCTAGAGGTGAGATTGTAAATTTCAACTTTAAGATATACGATGGTGTTAAATCTGTTATATGGTAAAATTTATATATTATTAATAGGAGGGCGAAATATATGCCTAAGACTTTTAGTACAAATAATTCTATTGACGTAGATGAAATGATCCGACTGGCAAGAGCCAATTCACCTGTAATCGACCCAGATGATTTTAGTCGGAAGCAAGAGCAGGAAGCTAAATTAGCTAAAGCACGTGCTGATGCTGAGAAGGCTAAAGCTGAGGAAACCGCTCCTGTAAAAATAATTCCTGATCAGCCACCTGTAGTAGTTGAAACTCCTGAACCTAAACAGGAAAAACCTACACCAGTTGGTGGTCTTATTATAGAGGAAGAACCAGAACCATCAGAAACCACACCTGAAGAAGAATATACTGGTCGTGGTATTGTAATGACTAAAGAAGCATATGAGCGTATGAACGGTACTGATAAATCCAAAGGTATAAAGATCGGACCTGTAAATGATGAAGTCATGGATAATGTTAAATCTTATATGGCTGAGCAGGATGCTGAGATTGAACGCCTTAAGAAGAAGAAAGAGGAGATGGAAGCTAAAGGTATTGCACCAAGTGTACAGACCCCTCAGAGTATCGTTAATATCTATATTGATAAAGCCAAAGTTGGCGATATTGCATTAACACCTGATCAGCAGCGTAAAGTTGAGATGGCCCAGAAGATTGTTATCACTGAAACAACAGAGATCAACTTTAAGAGCCTCAAAATCCGTCGTGCTGATGTTGATCCTAATGCAGATCGCAAACACAAAGACACTGTCATCAAGAAGGCGTTTGATCGTACCCTGTCTCCATTTGTGGCTCTTGGATCTGGTTACCTTGGTAAGATGGGTAACTGTTCAGTAGCTGAAATAATGAAGCTTGGTCGTCAGATAGATAGTGGTCGTAACCTGGAATCCGAACTGGAACGGTGGTCACTGCTATATAGTAAGATGAAGTATTGTTCCATTGGCCTATTTGATTCATTCGATGATTTCCTTAAGAACACTGCATACACTGATTATGATAATCTGCAGTTTGCTGTAATCTGTGCATCATTCCCATCAGATACAACGCTGCAGTTCACATGCCCTAAATGCGAAACCAAGTTCAACGTAACAGTTAAGAACAAGGATTTGTTAAGGACTGATAATGTAGATCAGACAATTGCTGAAAATATCCATGCTATTATTGATGCTGATACATTTATTGAACGTGCTAAGGAAGTACATGAAAAAGCTATGTTCAATCAGATAACACGTATCAGTATTGAGGATGATAATCTTGTACTGTTGGATATGTATATTCCATCAGCATATGATGCAATCTATCGCACGTACAAGCAGCTTACACATCCAAAGAAGAAAGATGATGATTACTCATCATATGCAGATTTGATCAAAATGATCAAATGTGCATACATTGCAGATGAAGATGAAAATGGTGAACTGGTATATGATGCCTTTGAAGATGTCAATGATATCTTTGAGATCATCAGCCACTTTACAGAGGCACAGCTGAATCGTATTGCTCAGTTTGTCCAGAACTCGTATCTATCAAAACAGTATTACTACGGTATTAAAGACGTAGTATGTACAAATAAGGAATGCCAGCATCATTTGGGTGAATACCCGTTGAATATGGATACCTTGCTTTTTCACAAGGTACGTCCGCAGTAAGTTTTGAGGAGCACTTTAAGTCCTTCCTAACCCAAATAGACTCATTCATGGAGCTATTCCCATCTATGCGGTATTCTGATGTAATGGAAATGCCATTTAGGGATTTCAGAACATTGCATCAGATCCGCATTAAGAGGAAGCTAGATGAACAAGAGCAGATGGAGAAGGAACGTAAGAAGATGGAACAGGAATCAAAACGCAATCTGATAAAACATTCAGGTCGCAAGTATAAATAGCCAGTTCCCACTTAAAGCTGTGGACGTACATTCAATAATGCTCGAAAGGTGATACACCATATGGGTAAAGTTGATTATACACGTATAGATCTTTTCAACACGTTAGTCCGTGCTGAAGATGATGAGCAGACATTTGAAGATTGGCATAGTAGTTTATGTACTGAGGTTGAAGTATTGCAACATCGGTCATATCTATTGCTGGAATTCTATTCTGCTTTTCGTAAGTTATATAACTTCTTCTTTGCATCAGGTATAGATACTGCTGATGCTAAAATCCGACAGTTCTACTGTCTATTCAATAAGGATGGCACAGAGATGACTGTCAAGGTTAAGTATAAAAATATCAATGATATAGATCCATCATTCTTTGATGCGCTTGGTACATTCTTCGATGTTGATCCAGGCGATAATTATGATGACTTCGAAATACGGCCACCTTGTGATGATCATAAGTCTACATTGTGGTTAGTATTTTATAAACAGGGGTGATGTGCCATGAAACTTAAACTGCTTGACACAGATCTTATAGTTAAGGCTAATAAGCTGAAAGAGGTAACAAACCCCGTTACACTAGACCGTGGATCAGTACCAACATCGGATGGACTGCTATCTACTGAGATATTTGGAATAACCCCAGCAGAACGTAAACGCAATTATGCATATATTGATCTGCATGGTTATTTCCTACAGCCGATTATATATAAGCAACTAAAGAGATTAGACCGTCGTATAGATTCCATTATCAGCGGTACTAAAAAATATACCATTGATAAATCTGGCAATATTGTGGAAGATGAGAATGGTTCTACAGGTATAGATTGGTTATATAATAATTGGAACAAGATCAAATGGCATCGTAATAGTTCTGAAATACGCGGTGAACGTATTGATCTGATTACAGAAAATCCACGTAATGTTATATTTACAAGATACTTCCTGGTTGAACCAGCTTATTATAGGGATATCAATCTTCAGAAGGCTGGACAGGGAAGACCATCGTTACATGAGATCAATGTAGGATCAGATCAAACCAATGGTTCAAGTTACTCTAAACTATTGCGTTTAGCAATATCTATTAACACATCAGGTGCATTTGCCTTTGCCCTTAATAATACCAAATTCCAGATTCAGCTGTGTATGGTAGATATATACAACTATTTCAAATCCCGTATAGAGAAGAAATTTGGTATCATCAAGAAAGGTATTATGGGTAAGACTATTGATTATGGTTCTAGACTTGTAATATCATCACCACATTTTGATACTGAACGATTTGATGATGCTATATGTGATTTTGAGCACTGTGGATTACCATTAGCTAATGCAATATCTAATGCTGTACCATTCTTTGTTGGCTGGCTAACTGATTTCTTCCGTAGGGAGTTTGAAGCCAATGCCAATAAATATCCTGCATATGATACAAAGACCCATAGTGTTAAATATGTGCAGCTTAAGAATCCGGCAGCATATTTCAATGATGACTATTGTACAAAGCTGATGAATAAGTTCATTAGCTCATATAATGAACGGTTTGATCCTATTGAAATCCCAACAGAAGAACCTGGAACATATCATCTGGTATTCAAGGGTAGGGTTATAGGACCTGAGCAAGTAATCAAACAACTAGGTGATTCACCAAGGTATATGACATTAACTGATCTTATGTATCTGGCAGCTGTTGAAATATACCGCGATAAGTATGTTATCATTACACGATATCCTATTACATCATTCCAAAGCTTATATCCATGCATGGTTAATATACTATCAACTCAAACATGGTGTCAGGTGGAATATAGTGGTAAGGTATATAAGTTCTATCCTGTAATAGATCCAAAGCTACCTAAAAAAGATGTAGCCAGTCAGTTTATAAATGTACTATGGATGCAAAATACCAAAATAAATACGCTTGGGGCCGATTATGACGGTGACACTGTATCAGTACGTACTGTGTTCTCACAGGAAGCCAATGCTGATTGTGCAAGGCTGGCTGCAGAACCAACTAACTTCCTTAACACTAGTGGTACTAATGTACGTACTACTACTAAGGAAGCATTGAATACATTATACATCATGACCAAAAATTAATTAGGAAGGGCGATACCTGCTATGGTATCACCCTTTCTTGTTCCGTTTGGCCTTCTTGAGCTTGCGCTCATAGCATTTGACCAATTCTTCCAGAGCTGCTACTTGTGCAGTACGATATGCCAATGCTTCATTACAATTACGCATTGCTGCAAGCGTAGAACCCTTTGCATCAGCATCTAACTCCAGAATGAACTTTTTATAGTCTGCCAGTTTGATCTTAGTCGATTTGCGCTTTTTGGATTTGCCCATTGCTTACACCTCCTGCACTGCTTTCCGTTACACCCATATCCATTTGAAACCTAACTAAATTCAATTCAGCCTGTAACATATCCATTTTATCATGGATATCACCACTAATTTCAAATTTGGTTTTGGCAATATCTGCAACCAATTTGAGTTCAGTCAATTTGAGATGTATATTGGTACGTATTTCCATTGCCACCCTAGACCTACGGATATAATCCAATACCACAGACTTTTCCAGCAAATAACGGCGACGGGTTCCGCGGGTAGTTCCACCTTCAGTGGTATTATATACAGGCAATCCACCACGATTGATGGCTTTATACAGTGTTGGTTTACTAATGCCAATCATTTTGGCTGCTTCAGTAGTACTAAGATATTCTACACCATCAATTATTTTCACTTGTTTCACACCCCCAAAAAGTGTACCAGTAATGGTGGGACTCGAACCCACGCTCTCATCCCTTCCGGGATGCGTCTAACCACTCGACCGCATTACTTTGGTACTCACTGGTATAATATATACCTATGAGTACCAATATTGCGGTTTAATGGATTAACTGATAAGTGCTGCCTTAGCCTTGATATAGGAGATCCGTGTCATCCTTGCTGCCTGAACTACCTCTTCCTGGCGGTTACCAGCAAAGGTATATTTATACAGCAATTCTTTCCAGGCCTTCATGAGGACCGGATATACTTCCACTACGGTAGCATAGTTGCCGCTATTATAAGCATCCCTGAATTCATTCAACTTGTGTTTGGCTTCAGTGCTGAGTTCAGACTTATCCACCACATCATCTGCGGCTTTCTCAGCATTCATCATGTCAGCGTAGAGCTCAAGATCTTTAGCACTCATTTCCGGCATATCAAACTTAGCCATGTTACCACTCCTCCTTATTACTAACATTAGTCACAAAACGTGCGATTGCAATGCGGACATCCAGTCACAAAGTCGTCCGGATCAGCCCCTTTGGTTTCATAATCCGCAAATACTTCACGATGGCATCCAAAGCATTTGCCAGACGATGGAACAAAGTTCGGCAGCCCCTGTTCCTTACAATGTTTCTTATACGCTTCAAATTTTTCTGCTGCTGTCATTTCCATTTGTCACACCTCCATCACTTTTGACAATACCCTTTTTAGCATCCTGCAGTACCAAATGAACAATACCCATTGTTATTGATACAGCTAATATTTCGGGTATATGCGTTAACACTGTCAACACAACAGTGTATATGACCACTATGAACAGTACAAACTTTATGCTCGTAGCAAGCATCGTATCACCTCCTAGGATGTGTTAACATTGCCACGACAAGATTTGTCAAAAATTCTTTTAACCATTCCTTTTTACTCATATTTACCACCTCCCACACATATAATATATACCTGATAGTACTAATTATACTATTATACCCTTTTTCATGGGATCACATAAAAAAAATACACTGATGGCCCCTAAAACCATCAGTGCTAAAGGTGTTACATAATCACTGGTTATTCATGTATTCATTATATGGTTCCCAGCGTTCATCATTACCAGATTTGACAATATTGCTATATGAGCCTATTGTTTTTCTGGCATTCAGGTTAAACCTGTGTATCCACCGTTCAATAATCTTAGATGGACACAATCCATGTAATTCGCACAACCTATAGAATTCATTCTTGTCTTCTCTAGGTAATCTTATTGATATACGGGAATCCTTTTTATTTGACATAGCATAATTAACTTCCTCCTACACCCAATAAGATATCTAATAAAGGGATATATCCCTCTATATTTATAATATATACTTATCAGGTATAGTTAATATATCTATAAGGTATAGTAAATTGTGATATTGCAATATGTACATACAAGTAATCCAAAATTATGAGGAGGCATATATGTCACCACAATCTAAGCGTATAATAATCCTATTTATTGCATGTGCTTTATTGGGGTTATGTATAATATTTAATACAGGATCTGTCAATGTAATCAAGAAGAACCTACAGGCAGATCTTGGTGCAGGATTAAATCGTACTGTAACTGTGTATACTAATACTGGTATACCAATCAAAACATGGCGAGGTAAAATCGATCTTGCATATAGTGATAATTGGGTCAATATGTTAATTAATGGGGATAAACGTATAATTATAAAAGGCGGTATCACAATAGTAGAGGAACACTAATGTATGGAATTGGGGCAACCCAATTCCATTTTTTAACTATGTGCAGCAGGACAAATCTGTAACTTAATAACAAAGGAGGGGACTTCCTTTGCCTGTTAATCCTGATAAATCCTCGCAAGCAAAGTCTATGACAGCATTGCTGGATAATATATACCCAATCATCAAAGGCACTCTTGAGCAGAATCCTAAGAATATAACAGTACTTAAGTCTGCTGTTGCTGAGTACCTTGATGCTAATATGTCTAAGCTATCATCAGCTGGACCAACATACAGAACGTTATTTACTGATAATGACAAGCGTATACTATATGTAAATACAGGCACAACACCTGAATTGGTTGATAAGGTAATTCCACTATCTGCATATATCAAAGGCACATGGAGGAATATCATTTTACCATTCAACATTATCTGTGCTCTTACTATTACATACGCAAAGCGTACCAACAATAAAGAGCTTGCCCAATATATGCTTATGTATCTTACACTAAGCATGTATCCAAGTCTGCATGCTAAGTACTTCAAGTATGGTGTAAATCCACAGATTATGGATTATACTATCAATAATCTGAATAATAAGTATAAAATTAAACAGATGGGCACTATATGGAATACACTATTAGATACTGCTATGGTGTGTGATAATACCTATACACGAAATATTATACGCGCTACAGATAAGGATATCACTGACTATGTGGAAAGTCTGAAAACCAGATTGAATGCACTGCTTAAAAAGATATATGGTGAGTTCAAGAAGAACTACACTGACAAGAACATCATGAATATCGAGCAGGATAATGAGGATCAAGACAACTACTCACGTGCTGAGTCCAACTCTTATATTATCGAAAGACTGGCCAACTCAATTGCACTTAAGGTGTCAATAAGCGGGCCTGATATGAAATTAATAGATGCTGCTGCAAAAGTTAATACCATTGCTGTTAATGATTTACGTAGCACTGTAGCTAATATTATAGCAGATAAACAGAATGCCCGTGAGATCAAGATCATCATAACAGCTATATTGACATTATATCTGACAGATCCAAATAATGCTGCTATAGACGTGCATACCAATAAATTCATTCTGGTATGTCTGCGTATCTATAAGAAATCCAATACATCAGATCGTAATATTATACAGATCAAGAAGATTTTGGATACATGGTTACAACGGTATTCTGAAAGGTATAAGCAATCTAATCGTGTTGCCACACTTAATAGTTTCCGCAAGGCTCTATATACGTACTTTATATTTACAATACAGGCTAATGCACCCAGATAATGTCCAATCGTAATCAACCTATGGTTTGATTATATATTATATAAATGCTGTAATAAGCAAAGGGGGTGTGATACATGATCAAAGTATCAAAAGACGTATTCGAACAAGCCCGCAAATCGTATGACTTTGTGGAGCTGGCATTTGGGGACACAATCAAGATGGTTAAAGGAGATAGTGTCTTCTATGGTGCCGAAATCAGTGGGAACCGAGTATTGGTGTTGCAATTGTGGAACAACGACTTCTGCACATCAAGCTTTGTAGTACCGGATGCACAGATTGTCTGTGCCGAAGCCAATGGGGTATTGCAATACACTATTGCTTCAATCGATGTAAAGGGTTCTATACACGAACCCGATTTCAAGATCCTCAATCGTACAACAAACGACGCTGATGGTGGAGTGCCTGAAATGAAGATGTATGGTGATGAAGACGGAGATGCATCTTTAGATCAACGTATGGATATGATTGACGGTAGCAATTATAATTGGGATGGTGCGGCAGCTGCAGAACCACGCGATCCTAAACCGTCAGATAAACCAGTAATCACCAAAGGACGTCAGAAAGCTGATGAAACGACACCTCCACCGCGTGAGGTTGTTAAACCACAGCCTAAAATTGTACCACGTGAGGAAAAGAAACCAGCACCTAAACAGTATGTACCTGAACCGCCGAGGATTCCGAAACCACAATTTAAACCGGCTCCTCCGCCAATAGAAGATGACCCGTTTGGTGGCTGGTAAGTTATAAGAGACTGGACATGGGTATAACACCAAATTAGGGGGTTATACTCATGCCCTTTACCAAAAAGCTACGTGCTGACATGGAAGACCTGATCTATAAATTTTTTACTAAGCTTGACCCATCTGGGGCAAATACAGCTAAGTATAAAGCATTTTTTGGTCGCATGTCGGATGATGAATTCAAGAGGTTCTTCGATCGGTTCTTTAAGGATCGTAACATGTACCTGACTATGGATGTAGAAGCATATAAGAATGACCTAAAGGTTGTGGATTGTATTGCTGCTGCTAAAGTGTTAGGTGTACCGTTATTTGAGTATGTAATGCAACCGTTCTTTGATACCTCAGACAAGAATGAAAAAGGCAAAGTTGTATCATCTGCCAATCCTGTACCTGTTGGATATATCCATATGAAACCAGTTCAGCAGATGGTGCGTAAGAAGAACAACACCAGTATTACCATAGACCAACGTGATCCACGTACTGGTCAGGTTACAGGTGATGACAAATCTGTACAGTTCTCTATAGACGAGAACTACGGGCTGATGGCACATAACGCTACAGCTATACTAAAGGAGTTTATGTCATTCCGTGCGGATGATATGACTGCTAAACAAGAAGCATATGCTGATATACGTAAAAATGGTTATGTATCAATATCTGATCTTTCTGATGATATTAGTAATAAGACAGCATTGAATACCATGAATGTATATCTAATGGCTATGCATATTAAAACAGACCTGGTTGATGAAGGTTATATGTTTAGTCATAACCTGGAGCATAATGAGAGGAGTGACTAAGAGATGTCTGATAGTAAATTAGAGATTGTTACTGAAATAGGTACATTTGGAGCATTGAACATTAATGATCCTACCACGATATCAGTTAACAAAGAGATTGAGCGCGGTCTTGTTGATAAAAATGTCGTTGAAGAAGACATTGATATTGATGAGCTCGCTAAGAAAATTATGAACTCATAATACAAGGAGGATATCACACTATGAGTGTTGTATTAACTCGTGTAGATCCAAATAATTTCATACTTAATGATAGTATGAAGATCGTCATCTGCAAACCAGAAATGGATATGCGTGTGACTACAGCAGAAATATCTGAAACCTTGGCTGGAGCTATTTACAAGGTTCTTACTAGCTTTGATCTGGCACTACGGCTAAAGAAGAATTATCTGTCTAAACCTGCCAATCAATATATTAATATTAATGATGATAGTGCAACATTGGATATTATATCTGGTGCTGTATTGTCTCTTAATAACACTGCACGGATAGATTCTACCGTGCTATTTGTGGCTTCCTTAATTGGTAACGTTCGCATTACTGGCGAAACTCTTGTTACCTTAATGAAGGTTCTAAAAGCTGCTGGAGCGGAAGCTGACCCGACGTATGGAGTATATAAAGATATCCGATTTGTAATAGAACCACCAACCCCAATCACAATGGAAGACGGTATGGTTTATGTACTGACTGTGGATTACAAAGGTTTTACCGCAGGTACATGTTTCATCGTGTCTAAAGACGAAGATGGTAACATCATTCGTAATATATTCGATACTAAGACTGGTGAATTAACTCCTGCAGCATATGGTAATCCTGAAGATGCATCCACATATCCTAAGAAGGATACATATACCGAAGATGATGCTGTAACAGGTAAAGTTGGCAATAAGGATTTCGCAACTGTTGAAGTGTTTGCTAAACAACTGACCGAAACCACTACAATTACTGCTGGTGAATCAGTTAATTTAGTCAACGACCTGATGGTAGATTCTGCCATCAAGGTTACCATTGCATAAGGGGGTGAACACGGTATGAAGCGATTAGTAATTAACGGTCTCACTGCTAAAGGTGAAATGACCTCTACTGAATATAAGAGCAAATATGGTAATGCCATGTACTCCCTAAATGTAAATGGTGAAGTCCTTATTAAGGACAGTGTGTTTGGGATGAATGGTTATAACTGTATTGAGATCAGTTTATCTGAATCGGTTGAACCTGTATCAAAGGTTACTATTGAGAACTGTGATTTCAGTGGTGTGTTAAGTAATAATGCAATTCTTATATTCGCTACTAAGGATAATACAATCATTACTGTACGTAATTGCCATTTTGCATCATTATCCAATGTAATTAGATTATCAAATCGCACAGGTGCTAAGAATGTAGTGCTTAATATTGAGGATTGCGTTATTGATAAATGGGCTAATGATCCAAAATATGCAGGCTTCCTTATTATGGAAGACTACAAGTCTAAAAATATGGACGCATTTAATGAACTTAACCCATTTGGCCCTGATAAGATTACGGTAAACGTTAAGAATATGCGTTATGCTGGCAATAAGATTTGCCCTGATCAGGTTGATGCATACCTGAACTGCAATAATCCTAAACAGCTTGCATATGTATATATAGACAACGTTGGTTCGGATTATAGGTATCCTGAATATGATCCTGCCATTTTCCCTGTTTTCAATTTTAAATAAAGTGAGGTATATAAACAATGTCTGTTGTAACTAAACTGGTATTGACACATGTTAATGGTAATGATAATGTAATTCTGATGGCTGATGGTGCCAAGTTTGTACTGATCAACGGTGATCGGTATACCAAAACCTTCTCAGAGACTGACTCTGCTGCAATTGTTAAAGCTATTACAGGTATTGATACCGCTGTTAAGAAAGCTAAGCTGGCTATTGGCCGTAATATCCCCGCTAAGGATAAAGTAATTTCTGTACTGAGCGAAGATGCTCAGATTGGTGCAGACATTATCTTCCAGATATTTAATACTACTATCAGCACCAAGATAGAAGATACTTGGCCGCTGACTGTTATCAATGAAGCTGAAGCTATTGAATTCCCTGCTGGTGTTGTTGATGACCTGGTTAAATATTTGGTTGCTAATGGTGTTGAAAAGGCTCCTACTGATGGTCTGTATGATAAAATCCTGTTTGTACAGGCTCTGCCAACTGAAAACATTGAAACCACTGCTGCTTATGTATTGGACAAAGCTGATGGTGATAAACCGGCTGGCTCTGTATGGGTAAGCACTGGTGAAGGTGAATGGGAAGAACTGACAGATGATGATGAACAGGCTTCTAACAATGAACAGATAACTGACGTCGATGTTTCTGGCGATAAACCATCTGGTCTTGAACCAAATCCTGCTATTCCGATGCCTTGATAAGTATATGATGTATGGACATAATAGTCCATACATCATTTTATCCTATTGCACATAGGTGTAATCAATATTACAACTTACGAGGTGAGCATATGGCTGATCTTGATTACATGAAAAAACAGATTATAAGCATGGATTATCATGATATTACCAAGTCATTCATAGAGGAGAACTTTGGTAGACACTATGATATCGAAGCTCATAAGATACTGGATCCAAAATACCCGTTTAATGGTAAGATAACCCTAAATAAGGGTGATCTTGAAAATGTGCATAGTAAGATAGAAACCACATTAGGTAGATTGGTTGTTAATAAATTCCTATTTACTGATGGTCTAATGCATGTTGTACCGTATATCAATGAGCCGATAACCAATAAGATACTTAAGAAGTTTGAACAACTGATATCAAATGCATTGATAGATGGTGCTATAGATTCATCAGTTATGAGCAGATATTATGATCGCATACAGTGGTTTGGTTTTGGCCTGCATAGTATAGTATGTGCGTCACTGTCTGAAAAGACTATATATCCATTACCTGAGGTAATGAAGCTTAAAGAGGAGCTATTCAAAAAGTATGAGGAAGACCTTAAAGGACCTAATGCTTTGATAGTAGCTGCTAAAATAGAAGAGATCCTTATGGATGAAGCTAAGAAGATACTTAAGGATGATCCTGGGTTGGAGTTCTATAATTCCGGTACCAAGGCATCGTTTAAAGGCACATATAAAGATATGATGATCGTTAAAGGTCCTGTATGGAATGCTGTTACCAAACGGTTTGACGTTATCAAATCATGCTTAGCAACTGGTATTAACAAGGATGAGATCGATAATTTTGGTTCACAGGTTATATATGGTTCATATCCTAAAGCTGTAGATACACGTTATGCTGGTTATTTTACCAAAAAATTCTTCGCATGCTATCAGAACGTAATGCTTGACGAACCAGGTAGTGATTGTGGATCTAAGATGTATAGGACTATCAAACTGACGGCTGATAATTATCAGAGGCTTAAATATCGTTATATCAATGATGGTGGCAAGCTTATATGTCTAACACCAGAGATAGCACCTAAGTACTTTGGTAAGACTGTACAGATGCGATCACCATTGTATTGCTGTGGCACAAAGCTATGTAATAAATGTGCCGGTGACCTTGATTACCGTCTAAAGATAACCAATGTCGGATTAACAGTATCTGATATAGGTTCAGAAATGCTTAATGCTGGTATGAAAGGTTTCCATGATTCATCAGTAGACCTATATAAAGTAGATATAGATGATCTTCTATTATGACAAAATCAATCCACATAGTAACATCAAGGTTACTATGTGGATATGTCTTGTGATTTTGATAATATACATATTTTGTATTTCTTATATCCAATAAATATGGGTTGTAAGAAATTATGATACATAGATTCTGTACTTAATTTTGAGCACTTTAGCAGCTGCCATTGACTCATTCGGCATATTGAATTTGCTGAACAGTTTGACATCTTTGTACCCTATGATTGTTCCATCGCTGTATATTGGTGTAGCACTGAATAGTCCAATTGTATTGATACGAGCTTGTTCGATCTCACCATTTAGTTCAAACCATTCACGGATATCATTTCTATCAATGGTCATATGTATCTCAGCAAACGTTTCAATGGATTCAGTACGAGTTGTATTCCATACATCGTCTGTTACTTCAGTACCATCTTCGCCTTCAGGGCCATCCTTCCACAGACTACGGATGAATGGCGGTTCATCAAATGCCTTGCCATAATATGCATAATGGCCCTGTGTTAATTCCTTAGCCATAAAGTACACATTTGCATTTTCATCGTTAAATGGTGCAGTGACTACACGGAAGGGGATCATTTCTGTTAATGCTGTGCCTTTTTGTCCTACCTCACGTTCATAATACTTAACATCCCGTACAGAACCAAAGGCATCACCACAACCACCAATACCTACACCCCACAAACATACAATATTTTCATGGGGTAGCACTTCAGTATCTTGATCTCCTTCAGGTGGAATATGGCAAAGGTTGTTAATTGTCTCAACAGTCAAAGTTGACCGTACATTGAACAGTTTCTCTAGTGTGGTAATAGCACCACCCAATACAACCATATTAGACTCATAGTCTAATAGTACATCACCGAACTCATCACATACAGTAATACGAGTTCTTGGACCTTGATGTCGGTCCATATAGTCTTCCATTCTAGGGGCAGTGATGGATTTTTTATCCCTCAAGTTCCCCAGTTTATCATTAATTGTAAGCAAGGTGAGGTAACCTCCCATTCTTATAATATTAACATTTAATAGGTTGTCAACCCAGATAGTTTACGGTTGGTCCACAATTTCTGTAATTGTACAGGTATCATGGATGATGGATCGTTCATTATGCATTATATCAGATGATATATCCTTTAGTAATTCATCACGTACCTTCATCTTCACGTCTTTAGACATAGTAGATGTAAATAGTGATATGTTATCGTATTGCATACCAAGTTGCTCTTTGTGTAGCATATCAGACTTGATTGTTGACTGATCGTCAAACAGTCTTTCATAGCGATCATTCATCTCCATTGAGCCTTTAAGCCCATATGTATCATTTACTTCCATGATGCTATCTGCAAATAGGCTTGACTCATAGTATTGAATTAGATCCCTATAGTATTTAGTCTTATCATCTTTATCAAATAGCTCAATACTGCTAGATATGATTTCCCAGTCATCCATTAGTTTTATGGATTGGAAGTACTTATCACTCATAATGTACTGAATACCTGAATTGATAAAATCCACAGTATATGACTTGAAGAACCGTACCAATTTAAGCACCGTACTAAACATTGTTTCTGCACGATTGATATTGGCAAGATACTTGTAATCACCAAACGATGCAAGTTTAGACAGTATAGCATTAATATCATTATTGACTTCAGTATCACTAATTGCATCTCTTACATATACACTGTATAGATCAGGATTGATGTTTTTGAGCAGGTCTTCGAATGTACTATATACATTACCACGACTATCCCTATATAGTTCAGCCACGTCTTCAGTAACTAATAGTGCACGGTACAGTTTACGATATTGCTCATATACATCCTTGTCTTTTGTCTCTTCCATCATCAATACTATAAATTTACGCAGTGTCTTAACGTCTTCATACATAGTGCCAATATCACTAGCTTCTATTGCATGAAGCTGTTTTATATATGTAGCAAGGTTATTGTCTATAAGGTTAAATCCTATAGTAGCAACATTAGTGACTTCATGAGGTACCATTTCACCATTTGTATATTGATATATAGTATCAGTGATATCATTATACTGGTACCACGTGCCTTCATCATATACAAGTAACGGTTGAGTTAATTTCACAACATCCATAGGATGGAATCGTGGTTTATCAATAATAAGCATATCATCAGTTATTGTACCAGATAGGTTATTCTTAAAGTGGTTAGGCATCTTAGATGTCGTACCCGGTTTTACCATGTAGAACATCTGTGTATCTTCACCAAATAGAATATCACCAGTACGTAAATCCTTTGTATCATAGATAGCTTCAATAAGTGCTGGTATATCCCTTTTAAAGTTAAACCCATATACATTAGCTATCTGGTATCCTTTAATAGGTATAGTGCCTGGTAGATGACACTTACGTGCATACAGTGCACACATTAGAATGATAAGATCATATAATGGTATATCATATTCTGATATAATAGGTATATTAAGTGTTGTCTTCTTGAAGTCATCGCAGTCAAATACAAAACGTATAGTATGAGTTATTTCATACATCATCTCAACCATCTTGATCATTACATCCATAGACATATACTTCGATACAACATGGTTAAATTCTGTCTCATACATTTTCTGTTTTAACTCTGGATCATCAACCCAATAAGGGTCCTGTAATACAATATCCTTATACTCATGCATATACCTGCGATCTACAAGAGCTGTATTAACATCCTCATCCTTTAGATTGACTTGCTGGAAGTGGAATCTATACATCTTTTTATAGTCAGGTACTGTATAGGTTTTTCCATTCTCGGTATACTGTGTTTTAGGAAATATAGGTTTACCATCTTCATCCAACACATGTGTTTTAACCAGATAGTACTTATAGATGTTAACATCATAAAAGCCCAACAGATGAGCTACATCATATAGTACCTTATCAGTAGACTTATACCTCAGTAAACGGTTAAGGTCTTTAGCCAAAGCTCTCTGGTATTTAATATCCAGGTCTTCTATGTATGGTATAGAATAGGACTGAAACAAATACTTTATCAGACTCACATCATAGAAATCCCGTGTTAACCCCTGTTTATATATATTAGCAATTACTCGTTGGATAGCCATAGTTATGATACAGAATCCAATGAACTCATCATACCATAGGAATATATTACTATACTCCTTATTATAAAAGCCCATCATATAGTATGATCTAGCTTTACCATATAAGGTAATAAAATCCTCACGTAAAACAGGTTCTATACCGGATACATCAGCATATAACAAGCCATAATTGTTAGTTGTACGAGCTGTGTAATATTCTATTGATCTCTTACCAAGATAATTAAGATATGGTGTATCGGGGTAATTTGTTTTTAACTGATCCAATATACCAAGTGATTCCATGATATTGATATATTGATCATTGAGCATATGAACTGGGATATTGGTTGGTATGTCATAATTATTAATTGGGCAATATATGAACGGGTCTTCTTTATTATAACCTGGATCATCTTTATGCTCTACCCATTCATCATGTGCTTTTATAACATCAATTGGTGGATCACCATGTAACATACGATAATATTCGTTCATCTCTACATAGGAGTCTATTATATACTGTTTTTGTAACGATACTACTTTTTGACGCATCTCACGGGGTATCTTTTCTTTATCAGCTATATATTGATCGATTAACGTTGCATCCAATCCTGCTGCTAACAAAACATCGCGATCAAATTTGACATATGAGTCCCATTGATCCCCGTTATCAATGGTATTGACATATCTATCTGCTGCCTTATGCTGTTCAAGATCTGTCTCGAATGCAGCAGCCAGTTTATCACGTTTAACAACGACAGACCTTAACAACATCTTTAGCTGGGTGATGAACTCGCCCATTTGGATATTGCTACGGAACATGTCATCCCCTCCTTTATATCCTTAGTATTAAGCATTTGTGCGGAATGGCTATAAAAAAATAAGGCTGGGTTATAACCCAGCCTTTTAATTAGATTCAGGTATATACTCACCGTACTCTTTTATTATTCCACCGTTAATTGTAATCCATCCATCGTTTTTAGTAAGGATGTCTACTGCACCATGACCTTTATGTATAACACGTTTTACATCCCTGAATTCAGTAATCCTTCCAGTATCAATGCTTGTAACTGTAACATTCTGTGTATATTTTCCTGGCGGTTCACTAACTTTTAACCATACAAGAACACTAACCGTTCCTATTATTACTAAAATAAGCATTGTAATAATAAAATTGCACACAGGATCATTATCTTTCATGATGATCACCAAGTATCAAGCAGCTTACGTTTTTTATCTGGTTTAGATCTGCGCACTTCCATTTCATGGATTATAGACCCCTTATTATCGGATACAACCATTATATCCTGTTTATGATGCTTTTTACTTTTAGCTTTATCATCTTTTATCTTACGCAGCTCTTCCTTGAGGCTTTCATTCTCCCTAAGCAACACACTATAAGCCACTTTTGGTTTATCTTTATGGATTGTACCTTTCTTAATACCCTTAATGCAGGATTTGATCATATCTACATAATCGTAGTAATCCATATCCTTAAACTCATATCCGCCAGTTTTGGCATTAAGCATAAGGGAATCAACCTCATCACTATCTACAGATAGCTTAAACCCAACCATATCATCTTCTGTAACCCTATATACCTTAAAGATATAATATAGGGTTAACCACTCTTTACTGCTTGCAGGTTCAAGCTTGTTGATCATCCACTGTATATAGTGCTTATCCTTGTTCCTCTTACTTAGCTCTTTAACACAGATAAGAAATGTAAGGTACTTCTCATGTGTGAGTGTATCTCCTTGCATATAGTACTTATACCGGTTAGGATTATTCAATGTACGGAATGATGACTTCATATATGATAACAGTTTATCCGTACTGAGTTCATCAGCCCAGGTTTTAATAATCTCTATCCGGTCTTCAAGTGTATGAGCATCACGTAATAGGTTGGTTTGTTTCTTCCATTTGGGCATTTATATCATCCTCCTCATATAGATAATTTAAGTCTAATCAATGTTAATTGTCCATCTTTTGGTATAACAGATCCAAAACGGCTCACTGCCAGCGTGACTAATAACATAAATACCATCCAATATTTTACCACACTCCAACTCACCAAATATATCACCAGCCGCAGTTTTAATAGCTTCTTCATCAGCACCATTCAATACTGGTATATCATGTGCTATTTCAGTTGATATACAATGTTTAGCTTCATCCATACTTTCATGTATACCAAACAAATCAATTCTAAAACCTGTCTCTTTTGTTAAAGGTTCAAACTGTTTCGGTGGTGTAATAATGAATGATAATATAGCCATAACATTATAACCTCCTATTAATATTATCATCAATATAATATATATCTATAAGTATTAGTTAATAAATAGATACAGGCTTATAGCCTGTATCTATCATTTGTTAGTTGTACGTTTAATTAATGAACCAGCACGTAAGAAATGCCCAGGATTAAATATGTACTTAATATCCTTCACATACATCCGTTCTACTCCTTCAGCACTGTCTCTATAATCTGTCCATAGTGGCATTTCATAAAATGCCTCCATGTTAACAGCTGGTATTGGAACCTGTATAAGCCTTGCATCATCAATAGCTTTGATACCTGTGTTTTTAACAACGTTAAATGCAAATTCTATATGCAGATATGGACGTTTACCGGCTGTTCCACAACAACCAACATTACCTATCTTTTGTCCTACTGTTACTCTATCCCCTTCCTTAAGCTTAAGGAATGAGTTACGTCTTAATCCACAATAATAGATTCTGATAAAGTTATCAGTCTCTATAGCAACATGATTTCCATACATGATGTTTAGATTATCACCAATAAATACCCTACTATTAAGGGATCCACGATTGATCATATCATTGGTTTCATTGTATAACTCTACCACAGTACCGTCTGTCATAGATAACACTGGTTCATCCCATAGAACGAATTCACTAGGATTCAGTACATATTTTAACTGATCGGTATATGAGCTAAGCCTGTTATCTTTGTATTCTGTAAACCCTTGATATCTCATTGTGTTAAGACCAAAGAAGTTAAGGCTAAACAGTTCCTTTAATGATGATCCAAGTAAAGGTACAACAGCTGCCATAGCATTAACCTTATACATAACAGAAAATGCTGATATCATGTTATAGTAAGTTAACCTGCTCCATACATCTTTCAGAGTGGTATTACACATAGTAACATGGTACGGCCAATCTGAACGATATCCTTGTAATGGTAGATGCAGGTTCTTAGTTGGGAACTTGTCTAATATAAATTTGGCTATACTGTCCATAATATCACCCTATAAATACATTGCCTTCATGAATATTAACAAGGTAGTCGGTATCCTTATATAATAAAGGATCCACTTTTACCTTATTTGGATTACATGCTAATACATTGATACGTTTATAATCTGTGGTGTTCTTAATAGCAATCAGCAGTTTGCTGACGCTATGATAAATCTTACCATCAAATGGGGATTTAACCGGATGAATGAACCAATCATTATCAGTAACAACCATATCATCACCATGTGTTACTATGGTTAAATCATACATAATGGTGTAATATAGTAGCAAATCACAGTAGCTCGAATCAAGCAACCCATTCTTCCAGCCCTGTAAAACCCTACTGTAAGGACCATCCTTTTTCACAGATAGCGAAAATAAAATAGATCCCAACCCTAGTGTGCTGCCATTCCAAAAACAGAGCCGATTAGAGAATAATGTTGGATTTAGTATACGGAATACATCACGTAAACCATCAAACTGTTCACAACATATATCTGCTATTAATCTATCGGCCTCTTTCTTTGTTATGTGTAAATATGAGTAGTATATGTTTAAAATTTCTAACAGCTTATTTATTATTGTAGCCCGTTCATTAATTCTACGAACAGCCCATGATTGAATATCAGTTTTGGTATTCAACTGCGGTAACATAACATCTGCAAGAGATGATACTGCTTCTATGTTACTAAAACCCTGGTTTCTATACCAATCATATAGATCTAGCATAGCTCCAGGTAAAGCGTACGCAACAAGGTTCTGTGCTTTATTGCACCATTCCTTATTGTCAAACATTTTATAGTACTTCTTGATAAACCTGCTTATAACAGTGATCCTAAAATATTCATAGGTTATACCACCGTTTTTAAGCTTGGTTAGCTCGTTGATTGTATAAAAGTTAAAATCTGCCATTGCAATCTGATCAGCTATACAGTCAGTCTGCAATGTAGTTGATTCATCCCACATATGTTCTTGGCGTTTAATGAACATATCAAGTTCTGGGTTGTTATTAACATTTGATATACGAGGGTAGTTCGCTCTTGTAATAACCAATATTCTCACCAACCTAATAATATAATATATAAGGAGGTGCATCGCCAATGGATGACATCCTTAAGGTAATGCCTGAACAAAATCAGATCGATATAAAGGTCAAAGATATACTGTCTAAATTCACGTTTGATAAGGACTCTATTATATGCTTATTTCTGAACTCTGCTATAAACCTAAAGACAGAAGTTAATGTGGCAGAAGAGAAGTTTAAGTGTAAAGTAGAAGGTACTGAATTCAAACCCAGTAATGTCAAACAGGGCACTGTAGAACCCCATGCATTAGTCATGATGACATCGTGCAAAATGTTTATAGACTGGTATACTGAGAATTATAATGACAGTATATACAACCACGTTGAAAAATATATCTTTGAACGCAGGTCTGAGTTATTCTTTAGTGGTCTTAAAGTAAAAACTGAAGGCCAGGATTATGCAAATCTACGAGTAATAATAGATGCATTATGTGTACGTTTCTACCAGGAAGTGATAATGGCTTTAACACAAGCATTTGCTATAAAGCATCAGGCTTTTATTATGAAAGCCAATGAAACACAGGATGGGTACACATTTAAGTTTAGGAATTATAATCTTATGGAATTGAACCAATTGAAAGAACATGGTTTAATGCCTATAAATGTAAAAGACTGATGATATTGCAAGGGTATATCCCTTGCAATATCTTATTCCTTACCAAATAACCTATTAATGACGGACTTTATAGGTGATGCAGTTGCTCTCACATTATCTGGTATATCTCTCATTACAGGTTTATCCTGCACTATGGAATATTCCAATATGTCTGAATATGTAGTCCACATTGTCTTCTGAAATATGAATTCAGGGCTTACATATTGACTTATATTTTCGATATACATGTTGGTATCACTACTATCATCATTGTCATCATCTAATAATGCTTTAAATAAGTCTTCATCACCATATGATGTTATACCATCTTTAGTAACAGTACGATGCTTTACTCCACTACCGTCAACTGTAACATATCGTATTGGTACCTCAGTAACCGGAATTGTTTCAGGTATCTTGATCTTATGGGTATCTATACTGTTAAGACGTTGCTTTAACTTGATAAAATCTTCATGATATGGAATTGATTCTAATATATATCCGCAATTGTCTATAAAAAATTCATAGCTTACACCTGGTATTGTAATAATAGCTGGTGGTGCATTAAGTATTGCTTTACGATATACTGCAGGTACTTTAGCTTCACCCATGCTTGTTTGTATTATCTTAAAATTACCGTATTGAGCAACCAAAGATGCAGTAACTATAACCTTTATATTCACAAGGGTCATTATTTGTTACCCCCTTAATATAAAAAATTAGGCCCAGGTAATATCCCAGGCCTGTTTGTTTACTGGATATGATTATTGTCGAACGGATCATACTGCGGTATATCCGTCTTATAAGGTACTTTGAGCCCGCCGTCAAATAACAGCCTATGTTTTCTGGATACATTGATCTGGATCTTCATATCCATTACGCTTGCGTCCATTAAGCTCTTGTACTGTTTCTGTAATAATGTAAGTACAGTGCTTTTCTCACCTTCAAGGGTTTCCACATACGCCTTGGCCGATTTCACGAATGCATCATACTCAGGCACGCCAGACATAATGTATTTTACATCATCATCTGTAAATGCCATCAAATGAGGCAAATCGAATAATGTAACATATGGACCAACATCTTGGATTAGACAGGGTTTCTTCTTACCCTTTACAACAGCTTCAATTGTTACTTTGGTTTTTACTTGTAATAGCATGCGCACACCTCCTATAATATTAATGCTATAGCATCAATATAATATATAATTAATATAAATATTGATACGATTGACAATATTTTAATCTGGGGATGATCCATCACCTCCAGAAACCTCTTTTCGTATAGATTTGGGTTTATGGACTTATTTGTCGGGTTTTATAGTTTCTTCTCTGGCATGTGGTGGCCAACCGTCGTTACGTATATTTTATTATTGCCACCATGGGGACGGGTCCATCGTGTAATAATTCACATGTACCAATCCAAATCAAACAAACGATCCGTACTGCGTTTTGCAGTACGGATCTAATTATGTCATTTTGGTCTATCTGGTACACCATCAATATGGTAATCAAAATCCTGTGTATAATCATATTTACCAAGATACATATCACCAAGCTTACGCTTTAGCTCTATGATCAGCTTATTACCAAACATAGTAGGCAATACTGATGGTGTCTTACGTGTCATAAGACCTATCGGTGGGAAGAATGCTGATATCTCTTCATCTGGTCTAAACTCAGAATATGGCTCTTTACCAAGCTCCCATATTTCTGATGTAACACCTTTAAGAGCAGCAAAGTTGATCATCTTATCACCAATAGAAAATGGGTTAACATACGTGATATAGATAAGGATCAATACACCCTCTTCCATATCATAACCTTTAACCTTACCATTTACAGGTTTGATTGGTTTATCTTCCATCATGTAAATATTTCCAGTATTGGCAGGATCAGTTATATTAAGTTTATTGATCACGTCTTTCATAGACTTGACCTTCTTCCAGTAACCGGATACTACTTTACGCAAGGATGGAGATAACTCATCCAGGTCTGATACTGAATATACCTTGATGTCTTCAATAACACCAGTGTACTTAGACCTTATAACACCACGTGATAGTGATGTAATACGTTCCTTCAGCTCATCATCTATATTAGCCAGCATCTTATTGATTGCTTCATCATCGTTAGATTGCTCATACTCTATGATGCTATCATTAACAGATATAGCATCACCAGGTTTTGGCATCTTTAATATATTGGCATTTGGACCAAGTACAAGATGCTTTTCCATTGTTATCCTGGAGCTCATCTTATTGGATAACCGTGTAGATATAACAGTTGAGTCCTCATATGTATTATATGCTGACATACACGCTACTTTGCACAGTGTACCAATATTAAATTTTACACCATCGGCATAGTTGTTAAAAAACTTGTCATCTGCAGCTAATACATCCTTAGCCTTAAATGACTGACCTGGCTTAAAGTATGCTTTTAACTTGGTAGATAGGAAGAACCCACCACCACCGTTCTTAGATATCTGACTAGATAGATTAATAACGGCATTTTTAGTACGGGTTTCTTTACCCTCTTTCCAATTATACTCAATAGCCATAAGTCCAGTCTGTTCATCATACGATAGCACCTTACCATCGTATTCAGCCACGATGCTAAAATCAGACGTCAGATGATATGGAAATACCTTTTCAAACCCATTGGATATTAAAACAGGATCCATTTGTTTTACTGGTATGATTGCTTTCATATATCTTCCACATAGGTCGTTAATCTATGTGCGTTTATAACTGCTGCATATCGCTATGCAGATGAGACTATATCTTCATCGCGTTGTAGCACGAGCCCCCCATTTCGACCCACTTGGATCTACAGTTAGTCGTTGAGCCTTCCCATATAGGGCTTGGTTGCTGATTGCCTCCTTAGAGGGTTCCCAGCAGTTAAAGGGGTTTATACAGAACTCAGCATGTGCTAATTCTGTTTGAACATCATAGATGTTCGAATACTATCATCTGATCTTCCTGAACCTGGTATTGCCATATCTGAGCAACAGAATAACTGGGCTTCATTCATTTCGTTGATATCCCTACTAGTATCAATAAATCCTCTAGGTGATACTATCTTGGGATCTACAGATAATTGCCGTACTACACCACAGTTACCATCAGGTGATGTAGCCATAGACAATAGCCCTACCATGGACTTATCGAAGCACCGCTTCTCTTCAGTATATGCCTCATCAAGGTTAATTCCTGATGGGCCTTTACACGTAATAGCACGTGATTTATCAGCCTCCAATATGGGGTTCAGGCGACTGTAATCCTCAACCGATTGTGAGGTTACGATCTCTTTTATGAGGGCCCCACGTGGCACTGAGAGAGGTATTGGTGTTCTATTCATGGCAGTACGTTTATATTTTGTATATGCATTTGATATAACTTTATATAGTAATGCATTAACCATTTCATTAGATCTAACCCTAAAATTGTCCATCTGTAGCTCTGTGGTGTAATTGTTATCACACAGTAGGTTGTTAGCAAATAACAGTAATGGAACGAATTCATCAGGGTAGTTCATAGATTCCAGCAATTCCTTAGTTATTGGGTCTATCATATTATCATAGAATGCATCAAATGCAGATGATAACTGACGTTCCCCATATAGTAAGCTGAAGATATCAGTAAATGTATCAGGTCTATCCATATCTGCAAAATCATATGCTTTAGTATCAAGCATTGTGAATGCATTCATGAGCAGACTGTTCTGAATTGGATACCTACTAAATATCAGATAACCATCAGCAAATTGTATAACACCCTGGCTCAGTTTATCAAGGTTGTCAGTAAACTTAGGTCTTGCCTCCTGGAATGTATATTGAATACCAGCCTTACGCATAACTGTAGTAAGACCTTCTGTATATGCAAGTAAAAAGATGGTTGGTACATATTTCTTCATGATCTTGCATCTGGAGTATATGTACTTTTTGCTCATCTTGATACCTATATCATTTAACATATTAGATACATCAAATGATGGATTATATCTCGATGTTTGTAACAGGATCTGTTCTATTACACCAATGGATACTTCTCCATCATCTGTAGGATCAATATCTTCACCATTATTGAAGTCAGCTGCTGCTATAGCAGCATCATCTGATTCAACCATTAAAAATACAGGTGTTTTCGGGTTTGTCTCATCAATACCTATAACCAGATATTTATCACGGTCTATCTTAGCTAATGCTGATTGATACCCGGCTTTGTTAACATACTCATTTAGCGTTGTCTGACTGAAGAAGAATGTTACCTTACTATTTTTGATCTTCAGTGTCATGATATGACGTGCTATAGTATCGTATTCTATTGATGTCTTATAATCAGTATTAAGCGGTATAGAGTTACCCTTACGCACTGTAAAGTACTTGCTATTAGTAAGCAATATCCTGATTATATTCTGGGTTTTAGGAGATACATTATCACCATACCGGTACATGAAGATCTTGTTATAGTTAGAGCATATCTGCACTGTATCTGGTGCTATTTTAACAACAGGTTTTAGTATCAGCTGCTTTACAAACATCTTCTTGTTACCGGACAGATACATGAATTTGCCCTCTATGAACTTAGGTACATCAATCTTACATGTCATCCTACGATGATATGTAGGATCTTCCAGATCGAAGGTATATGTTTCCTTCTGGTTCATAGAATCTGATGTATCTTCCTTTGTCACCTTACGTATATACACAGGCAGATCTTTCTTATTAGACAGGCTATCAAACACACCATAGAAGTCATGTTCAAATACCTGGTCATTATAGGACTTCTCAAAGTTAGGGAATGTGATCTTAGTAACACCCTTATTCAGAGTCTTAACCTTATCATCTACGCTGTATTCTATATTACGCTTCATAGACGGATTATTCTTAGCTTTATCAAGGATCTCAGCCAGTGTCTTACCAGAATCCAGTTTTATCTGTAACTGTTGTTCCCGTAATTGACGTTCACGTGCGGATGCTGGTTTGCTTGGCACTTTTTTGGCTAATACCTTTTGGACTTCCTTAGCTGTATCAGCATCAGTATCCAATTCAGCTAATAGTTCCTGCTCTATGCGGTCCTCTTTATCTTCCTCAGATTCAGTATTTTCAGAGGATGTGGGCTCTTCATCAGTACCCATATCTGGTTCTTCTGGCTCTTCCTCAGGCTCTTCATCTGGTTCATCTCTATCAGCTGGATCAATATTACCTGCTAATCTATCTAACTGGTCAGCAAGGGACATCTGTATATCTTCATCGCTGCCAGCTTTAGTAGTAGCAGTATTGAGTTCAGCTTTGGCTTTATCCAGTTCCTCTTTAGGGGCATTTGATGATACTGTTCCATATGTATCAAGATGCATATCATCATCTAAATCCTTATCAAGCAAGGTTGATTTGATCTTGGACATCGCCAGTTTGAAATCCAGGTATGATGTTTTATCTACACCTATTGGGTTAAATTTAAAGTAGCTGGTATTACCGTCAGTAATAAATATCTCCAGATTACCAAGGCTTTGCACCATAGTAAAGTCTTTACGTAACGCAAGATAGATAATAGAGAACGGGTTGCTCAGTATATTATACTGATTGATAACAGTACGTTTATCAGTATCCCAGCAGTTGATGTTAAGGAGGACTATACGCTTATTAAAATTGGCATATTCCTCCTTATTGGTTATGGTATTCATTAACTTCATGAACTCTGATACTGTCAACTTCCATGATTTCCTATGGAAGTTAAAGAAATCAGTCATGTAATTAGATATATCAATATAGCAGTTTTTATTCTTAGACAGTGTAAGGTTCTTAATACCTTTAAGTGTACGGTCGTTATTCATGTAGCTATCCAATATATCATTGCGTTCACGCATATTACTATGCCGTATCTGTTTATTAAATAGCTTCAGTTTGTACCTATATTCTCTATAGATGTTCTTCCAGTATGTCATCCTGGCGAACATAGTTGACTTCTTGATACACTCCCCACATTTACTAGGAGTCATGTATGGTAAAAATATAAGGTTGCCCTTACCATCTTCTGGTTTTGGTAGTTGCAGTCTACGACGCTCTACCTTGAAGTCTACTGTTTTATCCAGTGTGAGCATAGATATTACCTCACAATCGTGTATTATAATTACCCCTATGTGCTGATTAATAGGGTAATGCTGACATGATCCAGATATATTATCTGGGTTTAATTGACAGTATCAGAAATACCCTATATATTTTATAGGTATAATTTTATACTTATTTTTAAAGACTCTGAGTAGATCTATATCATATATAATTTCACATATTATATATAACTTTAGTAATGAGAGAACTAAACAGAGTCTATAACTGAAGTAACTGAATAAATCAACTCGATATTTTAAATATATATTGTAACAAAAAAGTTATTACAGTTACAATGTTAAACATTGTATCCTGTCTAACGACATGTAGTATAGTTACTATACATCAATCTATAACTGTTAGTAATAATAAAGTATAGTATATGTATATATACGTTACTGATGTTATATGTACTACATGTGGTAACTTCCGTACTGCTATCTCTATCAATATATATGTGATACCTTTTTGATTATATATAAAACTGGTTTATATCATAGCGGCAAACACAGATAAAGATGGTATGGACAATGTCCATACCATCAATATTATGGTTCAGGGGTTTCATCCAATACCTCATATATATAAGGAATAACAGGATTACCATCACCACTGCTGATAAAGGAAGACGGATCTGATAGATCAACTAGTATCATCTGGCTAAAATCAATAGCACCCGTCTTGGCTATACCATTAACATCACATGCCAGTATCATAGTAAGATCACTGTTAAATGCAAGCACCTTATACTTATCAGTATATGGGTATACGTTGATAATGTCACCAACCTTAACCTTTAGATCACCAACCATTACTTCACGGTCATTCAGATCCAATACAAAGATATGCTTACGCTCTATCTTACGCATATCCTTTTTAGCACTATCACATGCAACTTCAATAGTTGCACATGGACAGTAGTCCATCAGCAAGGCATTATTGGTAACTTCAACCATGTAATAGTCTTCATCCTCGATATATTTACGTACAAGACCAGCACCAAGCTTTGTATAACTAAGGTCATGGACATTCTCAGAGCATGCACAACGCGGCAATGCAAGATACACCTTCTGACCATAGAATAGCTGTGTAGTTATTTCTGTCATCCAGGTTTACCACCTTTCCATGATTAATAGATTACCAATATGTGCTTATTACAGATCGATGTGAGGGATACCATAGGCCTCACATACAGCATGTTCAATTTTACAGCCGCGCGCTTCATCCCAGCCTTTACCAAATACAGCAATATCTGCCGTAGCAAGTAATTTAAGGCTTTCACCAAGATAGTAAATCCCAATCTGATTGTATTTAACAGTAGATGGGATATCCAATGACAAGGTTGAGTCAATGATTCTGAATACATCGGTTCCCAATGTATCTTTCAGATTTGGCTTAACCAATTCAATAGTCTCACGACGCACTTTTTCAATATCCTGATCAGAAATACCGTTCATTGGCTGGCTTACAAATACTTTCTTAATAGCCATAGTCATATTATCTCCTTCCTTACAGATAGTCACATTTACCCTTCATATCCTCAAGAGCATTATATACATTATATAAGCTAGTGATAAATGGATCGTTTTCAGGGTCAGGTGACTTTTCCTCTAATCGCTCAATAAGATCCTGATACACTTGCATTGATGCACTAAATGCCTGTTTAACCCCATTGACAATGTCAATGGTTGCTATAAATTCAGCATCTCGTAGATCGGTTGCATATGTATCCATCTCCTCTTTGAGCTCATCAATAGTCACTGCAGTCTTCAAGTAGTCAGTACTGACAGTTTGTTGTTCAGCCATACATATACTACCCCTTTCTGTAGTCTTAAGATGTTGTGACTTGTTTTATACCAATTTATAAAATGCGCTTTGTACACACATTCTATATACTATTATAAATATCAACCAACTACGTAATCTTATAACATAGGGGGTGTGTTACAATAGACACACATAATTTGGCAGTACCTAAAGACTTTGGTAATATAACATATGATGATACTAACTATTTTTACCCATGGAAGGCACAAGCTGTCGAATCAATAATAGATGGTAACGTTGAATATACTGATATTGGTAACTATGAGTCCTTCAGCAAGGCATTATTGGCATTAATATCGGTTAATACCATTAATAAAAAGGCTAAGGCTAAATCTTTAACACCATCAGAGACGGCCTCTACGATTGACTATCTATACTATAAGACCATGGAATCAACCAAGCAACCCTACACATCAGAACCCAATAAACAATCACCGATTAACAAATATACTGGTAATCTGGTTATAGGTTTTGGTGGACCTAGCTATTTTACAAACGATCAATATACCGATGAAATAGATTATCCGCAAGCTCCACCTGTACAAGTTGTATATCCGTCCTATACATCGATGCCATCATATATAGATTATAACAACCCACTTATGAACCTTACATTCAAAGAGGTATTTGAACGATGGTATCATGATAAATCTATGGAGGATATATCAATACATACCATGGAGAACTATCGCAATACGTATAATAAAGTACGTCATTTGGATAATATACCATTTGTAAAGATTAAATATTCCCAGATTGAAGAATGTGTGAGATTGGAAAAGACCAAAGGTAATAGCTTCTCAATGCGCAAACGTGTTAAGCTATTCTTTAGTCAACTATATCAATGGGCTATAGCACATGAAATGTGTACATCCAATATAGCTCTTAATATCAAGCTAGGTAAGAATGAATCAGACTTTAGACGTAAACCATTCAGTATAGAACAGGTACAGGAATTAATGAATGTTGCTGATCAAATATCATTTGCTGGTGAGGTTGCAATGTTAATACTATGCGGATGTCGTATAGGTGAATTCCTCAATATAAAACGCCAGGATATACATATAGATCAACGATATTTTATAGTAACAGAGTCAAAGACAAAAGTAGGGCGTAATCGTATCGTTCCTATACATAAAAAGGTTATGCGGTTTTGGCGTTCACATTTACGTGCAAAATCTGAATACCTCATACATGATGCAAGAGGTAGACAGATGAAGTATGAGATATGGGCTAATAAATTCCGTAAACTTATGAAATATCTACAATGGGAAGGTATGAGTATACATGGGTGTAGACATACTTGTGCTACATTATTACATACATTTGGTGCTGATGGGATGGATGCCCGCTTTATATTAGGGCATACACAAATAGATATACATGAGCGTATATACCAGCACGCACAAGCAGAGAAACTAATTCAGGCTATAGATTTAATCAAGATATAGATGGTATGGGTTATACCCATACCATCATATAATGGACCATATAGCTGTGCACAAATATATAGCATAACGTATAGGTGCACATTATTGGCCCTTTACACCACTGACTCATAGACATATTCCCAGTATGTCTATGGGTCTACTAATGTAATATGCAATCATATTAATGCTTAGCCTCCTTCTCAAGTATATCAGCCATGGTTTCCAAAGAATCCCGACGCATCTGATGATAGTCTTTACCTTTGGTTACATTGAGCACAGTATCTACCTCTTCAAAGCTCCTGCCTGATAAATCAGCAATAGTCTGGGTAGATAAGAAATGCCCGTTGATTTTCATACCAGTGTTCTTCTTTTTACCAGAGCTAGATTTTTTGCTCTTAGTGTTTACAGAAGTGCAGTTCTCATAATCAGATGTATATACATCTGATTCATCTGTGTCAGCACAGTCAATTACGAGATCGGTGTTATTTCTGGCTTTAACAGCATTAACTGCCATCATTGCATCCTCAATATCAATTGGTTCATCAAGGATGTACTCGAACGATTCATGTTCACTCCATACATGGTGTTTCACAGCTTTCAATTTTTTCTTTGACATATTTGTCCCCTCCTTAAAATAAATTTAGTAATAAGTACATATCAGAACACCTAAATATTATATCTACTCATTACTATTGGTTGGATTATCATGATGTAGATTCGAAAATAGAAAAATATAAAACGATTGTCGTCCTGTATTTTTTGCACTATGATTACATATAATAGATAGGATAGCATATAGCTATCCTATCTATATCATGATTTATAACCGTTCTACTCTACCCCATATGATACCAGGTTCCAATCCTTCAGGTTCGCTTTCAGATATGATAAAATCACCATAACGATCTTCAGGTAATCCACTACCTCCACCCTCATCAGAACCACCATCATCAGCGTCTTTAACAGGTTCCCATTTTTCACCATCCCAGCGCCAAGCTGAGCCAACTGGATTATCGTCAAAATCAGCTGTTAATACAAAGCATATATCTGTTCTTGAAGTGATTGGTAGTTTATCAACATATTTAATGGTATAGTAGTTCCTTGGATTTGGTTTGATTCCTATACTTACAAGGTATCCAAGGATATCATTAATAACACCAGCAGGTAAATGTATTGTTCCTTCATCACGAAGTATAGCACCAGTCCATGTCTTTCTATCAACATCGTTAACAATAACAGTCAATATCATAAAGTTTGTATTACTGTATTCACGACTGCTCATAGTCAGACTTACAGTCTTGTCAATATCATCCAGTTTCTCACCGGCTTTAATACGAGCTATGATCTTTTCAACCTCAACCCCACCATTAAGAAAGGATATGATCCTTCTAGAATTGGTCTCGGTTATTGTATCAGTCACACCTTCATCTCTTCTGACGACCTTAAATACAAGGCCATCTGCAAGGAGGTGAATCGTGTTAGATGACCTCAATCTTACAATGCTTAAACTCATAAGGTGGCCTCCTTATATGTAATCATTACTACTATGTCAACCCGATGATCAATCCTTAAGATGTATATAGTTTAACCAGTGGTCTAAACAGGAGGTGAACTAATATGGCTCATCTTCATGTTAAAACTCCTAATGGAACTGCATATAGTATAGATTTAGATGCAGCTAGTCAAATAGGAAGTATTCCAAGTTCAGGTAATAATGGATGGGGTGTATTAACTAATGGAGCTATAATACAATGGGGAGTTGCTTCACTATCTAAGTCTCAAGGTGATAAGACTATAACGTTTGAAATATCATTTGCATCTGCCTGTTACACAATGGTCACAGCTAGTTCAAATTCGGAATCTGGCAGTACATATGATTATTTTTATCAGATAAAATCATTATCTAAAACTGGAGCTACAGTATATTGTCAAGATATATCTGGTTATATCTCTGATAGCCCTAAATGCTATTATATAGCTTTAGGTAAATAATCAATAACTATCCAAAACGTAGTTGTAGCATTATGATAAGCTTTAATTAGATTTACTGTATAACATGATTATCATAGCGTGTATATATTAATCCCAGTGGTATCTATATGGAACAGGCTCATTTACATTAAATAATGGAAAAAATACTTTAGATTTTCAATCATCTTTAATTGAAACATATTCTTCTTTTCAGAATATTGCTTCATGTGCATTGTATATAAATACTCATTTATCGATTGCAGCTTCACAACAAGATGACCATCCAGTAGTGACTGTGTATTATAGTGGAAACTCATTGTCTGTTAACAAAGGATCATTTAAAATGTTTCGTATCGGTTATGCCTAAATAAAAATAGGTATAGAGGAATCATATCCTCTATACCTATTTTATATACATTTATTCTTCAGGTTCAGGATTCGGATCATATCTAATAGCGTCCCAAATTTCCTGTTCAACTGCGTCGATAGTTTCTTCTGTCGCAGCCTTAGCTTTACTTTGTAACTGCCAGCCGTTCATCTTACAGTTACCAATATGCAATGCGAGAGCATCGCTGAATCCCTGCATATTAGCCGCGTCAAGATAGAACACCTGTTTAGTATCAGATACTTCTCCATCTACTATAGGATATCCTCTCATTGGGATATGGCCAAGATATGGTTCTGTAGTATCAAAATCAGGACTCTTAGATGCAGCATACATTGTGCTGAACGTCATCTGATCTTCTTTAGAGCTATCAAATTTAGCTGACCCAAGGGGTCCCCCAGGTATCGTCGATGTAACATTGAATATGAATCCACCAGTGATCTGATCTGCAGTATATCCATCGATCTGGCTTAACAGACGATCAATTCTGCTAGACAATGGAACAATCACAGGAGGACGGTCGACGATTTGACCATCACTCTTACGTCTTACACCACCGTTAACCAACGCGTTCTGCTCTTCTACAGTGATTGGCTCGTAACCTTTATCGATCCATACCTGCATTTCTCTCTTGGTCTTAAAATGAACTGAAGATACAACACTGGACGTACGTTCTTCCAGGGTATCCTCATAGTCTTTCAGGTCTTGGAATGTTGCAAGGTACTGCTGACCAATAATCGGTGCATCCTGATCTTCATCATATGGAACACCATTAGTACCAGATAAATCCAGATCTCCATTACCAGTTTCGGATAACAGAGTTTCCATAGA